CACTATCTCCCTGGTGACTAGCAGCTCGTTGGCCTGTGCTGATGCGCTGGAATGTGTAGTACGGATAGACAGGGTTTTGACCCGCCGTGATAGGATAGGCTCGATTACTGACGAGCGCCGTTAAATCCTGCGATGCGTTATGCTGTGCCACAAGGCCGGTCAAAATTGTCATAGCTGTGAAGGGTATTTTCAGTTACATGTATAGAGATCGAAAATCCTCTTGCTCTCTCGCGCGTGCATGTCAAAACGTCTAACACGTTTCACATCAACCGACCAAAGACATTAAAATATCGTTAAGACTTGCTGCCATTTCGTCAACGGCCTCCCCGCGCTTCTCATCGAATGCGGGTCGCCAGTGTGGTTTAGGCGGTTGGTGATACTCTCTGCCTAGGCTATCGGTATCATTGAAACCAAACTCAAGGCGCATAGATTGAGGTTTGTTCGTACCAATGACACCCTCACAATAGTCTGGTGACGACACCGCAATCTCTGTGTGTATCGAGCGAACGTAATCGCTTGTCAATCGCGGTGCAAGATCGATCACGCGGTTTTGGATCGGTTGCATGCCGGCGATTACAGCAGCTTGCAGATACCGTGTCTGTGTTAGTTGATCAAGTTTCTTGAATGCTCTTGCAAGCTCTTCAGGGTTTTTGATCTTCATCGACGGTGGCATATCAACTCACGATCTCACATGTCAAGTATGTTGCTGTTCCAAGATCATCATGTGTTACACGTAGTATGTTATATGTCATACCATCGATTGACACTTGATCAGACTGTGTTATTGTAGGAAAGTAACCACATAAGCCGACAAGCCATTGGTTCATTTCAACAACTACATTACGTTGTCTTGTCTCAACTCCGCTTTCAGGTTGTACATAGCACTTGATTATTGATAACGTTGCATCAGGTGTGAACGTTTCAACGGGTTGGTTTGCGGCGTCCTGTGTTGTTGTAACGTTTCCAATGATGCAATCAGAAGGATATCGATTGTTGTTACTGATGTGTTGCATTAGCCTAGGGTGTATAATTGTTTCTTCTGATACTTTCACAAACCAGCTCGTTGCTTCCAAAGATACTCTGTGTAGTTTTCATCAACAACCATTTCACCTATATCCCACCCTGTTGCATCGCTCGCACTATCTTGATCGGCTTGTTCTTGTTTTACCTCGTCTCGTAATGCTTTCGCTTGCGCGCGAAATTCAGTGCCTAATTTAGCCCCATCGGTTGTCAACCCCATATTAGTGATAACTTTTTGTATAAGCGCTTCTCTACCCGCTACAATTGAATATACACGCGCCGCGGCAAGTTTAATATGCCCTTCTTGATCATAAAGGGCTTGTAGTTCTTCATCTTGGAAGATGGGGTTATCTGTGTCGTCAAGAAACGTATTGAGACGTATCTTGCCAATGTTAGTAGTAAGATCGTATGTAGCTGTCATGGTTTCTTTGGCGTCGATTTAGCTGCTGTGTTAGTCTGTTGTCGCTTTGTTAACGCTTCCATGGTTGCGTTTAACTTGCGTAGTTCAACTAGCACAGCAGCTAAATAAAAGTCTGTGCTATATACGGGCTTTGGTAGTGCTTATCGGGCATGTGTTACTTTTTCACACCTGTTTGCGGTTGCTGTGCTGATGCCTTTGGCGGCACTGGTGCATCGGGCAGCTTATCAACAACAGGTGTATCGCTTTCCTGGTCCTGCGTTACGGTATCGGCATCTTGCTGTTGTTTCTGCATGAGCAAAGCCTGCGATTGCATGACCGTGCGCATGTTTTCCTGCTCGATACGTCGTTGCTCTAGTTCTGCTTGTAGCCGCGCGTTCTCGTCACGCAATGCAGCTTGCGGATCATTCGACTTGACGATCTCTTGCTGTAGCTGCTTCTTGATATGGCCTAGCTGATTAGTGATTTGTGTGATCTGTTCAATTAGGCTTTCGTGATTGATCGGCATTGTGTTATCTCCTGTGTTAATAGGAGATATGCTATCCATGGCGGCAGATAGCATATCTACTACCCCTATTACGAACCGCTTCCGTTGCTTGCAACACTCGCAAGCGGATCGATAATGATACCACCGTAGCAGTGTCTAATTTTATAATCGATGCTATCGTTATCAAAATCGCCTTGCAACGGATCGATCAGGCTTCCACCACCACCAATACGAACGGCGTTGCTGGATTTCATAAAGAGTTGCGGTGTCTCGTATCCCTGAAGAAATGCAGCCTCGAAAAGCGGCTTTCCAACGCTCGCAGCTGCATGAAGATACCACGCGGTTGATCCATGTGAGCTATCGATCATTTCGAGGGTTGGATTGACGACAAGTGTAACATTGGATTTCATCCAATTGTTAGTTACAATGCGTTGATCGGCACTATCGGCACCTATGATTAGCTGTGTTGCATTCAAGATGTTTTGCGCGACGATCGTCAACGATGGCGGTACTTCAAGCACTACTGCTTCGATCATAATTGGTTCGCCGCTAACAGGATCGCGCTGCTTATAGAGCACGGTAAATGCATCTTGCAAGCCAAGAATGGACAAAGCGGGGTTGGTATGGTCGGCGCCGTTCGTTGTGTTGACAATGTTCCGATTAGTGTTGCTATAGACAGTTGATCGCGGTCCTGTACTAGAAACGTACAAACTCGTGAAATAGTATTGCTCGCTTCTTACAGCTGCGCGGCCAAAGCGGATAGGCGCATCTTTCAGCTTGTTGGTAACGTCGTTTACCATCGCTTCCCAGGAAAATGGCATTCTTCTGCCATACTTTTTGATTTTGTATGTGAGCGGGTTTGTTTCGTCTAGTGCAGCTGCCGGATACGGCTCTAACTCTTTTACCTCTTCTAGTCTGGTATCGCCGCCAAACGGATCATAGTCACGCTGCACAAGCCTGAAATCAGGCACAGTTACAACTTTCGCGATGCTTCTCCATGTAGCCGGCCATTCGCGATAACTTGCGAGCGTTTGACGCTGAATGACTGTACCAAATAGGAGTGGGAAATCGCTTGTCGTCATTGCTTCTTGCAAGTGGTAGCGCGGGATTGTGCCATTGTACACGCCATGCAAGAAACGAACAGTTTCTACCAATCGTTTCTGAAACCTAGGATCGCGCATATTGCCACCGCGCGCAATGTTAACACCCTCTCGCGCATACAACCGTTGAATAGACGCTTCACGCGCGCTAATAGTGTCAATCAGTTCGAACAATTCCATGTTGATACTCCTAATTGCGCGCGTGACGCGCGTTTACTGATTACTTGCGAGTATATTCAACCCATGCGGCATATAGGTGCAAAGCATCGGTACCATGTGAGCCTGGTATCAATCCGATACTTGCACCATTTGGATAGGCGCCAATATCGCTAGCTGCGATCGTAACGCTATATTTCGTAAGCGTGGTACCTGTAACCGCTGCTGTATTTCCTCCCGCATTAGTATCTCCCACACCCTCGAAATATGATACCGCGATCGTTGGCGTATTCGTAGCACCAGCCATAGCCGCAAAGATGTTAACGGTTACTGCCGCTGTGTCATCTAGATCGGGTGGATATGAAATATCCCATTGGATCTCCACAACCGAGGCTGCCGCCCAACTGATACGAAGCTTTTTGTCGGTTGCGGCATTTACCCTCTTGAATGTAGGATCGGTATCGAGTGACACCAATCCGCCGTCTGGTGTGCCTTTTGCCGAAATATCATTAGTTGCAATGATACGTGCTTGCGATAGCGGCAATGGGATCATGCCGGTTGCAAGCGTTGATGTTAGCTTTGCAGCTGTAACAGCATTTGCGGCAAGTTTGGTTGTAGTTACAGCACTAGATGCAAGCTGCGTAGCGCCAACGGTACCGCTTCCGAGTGTACCGCTACCGCTTGGCACATGTAGCACGCGGATCGTATCAGTTGAACCGCTCGTGACCGTTTCGAGCGCATAACCGAAGAAATAGCCGGTTGCTTTCTTACTGAGCGGTGGAGTGTCAGCGTCAACGTAGAAAATTGGATCGTATAACGCAACCGCGCTATTACCATTGTCATCAACAGCTTTGACGCTCAGATCGTCTACGCGCAAGCCGATCGCAACCGTCGTATCGCCGTCGCTATCCTCGTCAGTTTGCGCAACACCTGTCAAGAAACCAGCACGCACAGGCGCACTACTTGTTGGTGTGGTAGGGTGTGACACAACGAGCGATAGCATATCAGCCGGATCGAAAATCTCGTTTGTTGCCATTATGGCATCTCCTATCTACACATCTAGGGGCATCAACGCGATCAGAGCTTTGCGGCGATCTTTGCAGCGCTTTCGCTCATGCCGAACGTATTCGGATCGCTGAACAGTGTTACTAGTTCGGCTTCATAGTCCGGTTGCTTGCCTTCAGTCAAGGCATCAGCCGAACCAAAGCCGCGAATTTGCCCAACGCCAAGCGCTGCTCCAACACTCTGAAGGTATGCTAATTCACTTTCGATTGCAGTTTCGATTAGCTTGCCGAACGCTGGCACATCGATAGCATTACGGCTTTCCGTTAGTGGGGCTTGCTGTGTCAAACTTGCAACGAGTTTTGCGCGTGTAGCTGCCGGCATCGTAGGATATTGTGAGAGATATCCTTCTACCAACTTGTCAGCATTCGCACGTGCTAGAGCCTCTTGCATCGCAGCAAAGCCTGTATTAAGGTTGTTGACCGTCTCGCGCAACGCCGCGATCTCTTCAGTTGCTCCCATGTCTGTTTCTCCTGTTTGCGCGTTGCGCGCACTTTCAACCAACGATAGTACTTTTCCACCAGCACCAGCCATAGTAACATAGTCTACGGATTTAGCGCCTGTGATTGCCTCAATAATCGGTCCTTTATAGTCACCGATTGTGCCCATTCGCGCTTTGCCAACTGCTCTGATCGATGTACCGATTTCAGGCGCGATAATATTGAGCGTCTCAGCAAAGTGTGGTTTTACTTTTGCACGTGCATATAAGCCTGGTCCTGCGTCGGTACCTGATGCGTCTCGATAGGCGTCAAGCCAATGCGCATCTTCCACCAACACAGAGCCGATACGATCTATCGAGCCTTCTGGTCGTTGTGCTTCTTCTTGTGGCGTTGGGTGATCTATGAAGTTATGCATACCCTTCGTGAAAACACGAGGGCCGTCACGTTTTAACACTTCTTGTGTGTAGTAACCGCTTGATCCCTTTCCTGGTGCAATCAGTTTTAGCATGACGGTACCATCGCTCGCTACTGCTTTTTCAACGAGCTTGATTGGTATTGTTTCTTCGATTTCAGTTTCTAGTAAGCCGATGGGATCGCGTCTGCTTTCTGATGTGGGGATTGTTGGAGAGATATAGGTAACTTTACGCACAACACTTTCAGGATTACCTAATGTTACCGATCCATTTGACGACACAGCAAAATCAATCTTATAGTACGATCCGCTATAGCCCTTGCGGTATACGAAGTAATTCTGATCTTCGTAGACATCACAGATATACGTATCGTATCCATTACCGCCCTGTGTTTGCGTTAGCGCCGTTTGTAAGAGCGACATGGTATCTGATTGATTAAAGGTACCAGCTTCCTTTGCTGGTGCATCTTTTGCATCAGTTGGATCGGCTTCCTCTTCATCGTCAAGTAGATCGCTTGCACTTGCTTGCGCTCGCACCGATTTTAGCACGGTTACAAGCGCTTTTGCAGCTTGCCGCAAAAGGCTTTCATGTTTTGCATTAATCGTGCGCCCTAGTTCTGTAAACTCTAACTCAGTTCTTACAGACCGTTTAGCGCTCCGATCGCTTTCAAGCAACACAATGTCAAATAGATCGCTCATTACTTGCCTTTCGGCTTTGTTTTGGGTTTCTCAACCTTAACGGCACCCATAAGGTCAACAAACTTCTGATCTAAGTCTTTCGGTTGTTTAGGCATTGATTACTTCCATTATGACGTGAGTAACACCTTTTGCATCTGTCTCTTTTGATACAATGCGATACTGTGTATCACGTGCTAGTAGCAGTTCTTTTTCTTCTTTATAGTTCGTTATACCACGTTGCTCTACTGCGGCATTCATGTAGAGTGCATGTGTACCTTTAGGTACTCGTACCTCGATCAACACTTCCTTTGCGTCTTTGGGTTTATCTTTTGCGTTGATCGATTTTAGAAACTTCGTCACACGGTTACTATCAACCGTTGTAGACATGTAACCAGGCTCTCTAAATGTCTCTCCTACTTCCCATAGATCAAGCAACTCTTGTGCTTTTGTTCCTGGTGCAACGAACATGCCCCGATGTGCTAGTATATCTTCTGTGGTTTCTACAGATGCAAGCGTTTCGTCTAGGCGTTTGCGTTCGGCTTCCCATTCTTTCAGGAGTTTCTTGTCACCCGTTCGCAAACCGCCATTGATACCTTTATACCCTTCATGCTGATACGATTGCAGTGCTGATTGGTGAAAGTAATCAAGATCGTCTTTTGACACAGGTGAGTTTTTTGTATAGTATTTGTCAGCTGCCGCGCCATTGGCAAATTCACGCGGATTGAAATCAGTTTCAGGTATCGGTACTGGTTGCGGCTTTGGTGTAGCTGTGCTATCACGCTTGTATTGCTCTACACATCGGCAACCAGGAAACCGCAAAGGGTGCATGTGTCCTGATGTGTGTTGCTCGTTTATCTTAATCCAATCTTGCGCCTGATTTGCTTTGCAATCGTCTGATACACGATCGTCACCGATCGTCAACCAGTGTTTTAGCATCTTTATGCCGGTATCTTGCACGGCTTGCATGCTCGTAAAGTTACCAGCCTGATACCCATTGCCGCATTCAGTAATCGCGATTAAATGCGCGCGGCTTCTAATGTGTTGTTGTGGCGCTCCGATTGCGTAGTACCGATACCGTGCCTTGATCGCGCTGGCGATCGTGTCGTAGCTGTCGCCATTCTCGATACCGGCTCGTAATAGATTACGAATATCTGTTCTAGTCGTTTCATCGATGCTGGAAATCTGATCGGCCCCATAGTCTCGAATATACTGCGCCGCGCGCGGGTTGTCAAGCGAAAATGAGACTTTTATACCGACTTGCGATAGCTGTTGCTTTCCACCAAGCAAAAGAGCATTTGAGTACCCTTTTGTCATTGCATCAAGCATATCGACACTTGTTGCTTGTGTTGCAGCATCAAAGATTGCATCGAATTGATCGCTGATCGCATCTTCCTTGATTAATTTGCGCAATGGGTTTAATGCGCGCACTAGCGCATTACCTTGTTTAACGAATAATGCACCAACTTGCGTATCAAGTGCATTGATTGTTGCAACAAGCGTTGTACTTGCTTGTTTACGCTGCGTTGCTTCAAGAAGTCTTGATAGTGCTATATCTGTTTGTGATATTTGTGTTAGACAGCTCAAGTATACTCTCTCGTAAGCTATGTAATGCTTCTTGCACCGCTTGTGCCGCTTGTGCTAGATCGTTTGTTAGCTGATCTTCCTGTGTTGGTTCAGGTTGGATCGGATTACCATCTTTGTCCAATGGATACAACTTATCAAGGATTTCGTCAATATCGTTTTCACCCAACGCTGTCAGCATCATGCGAGCAAGCAAGCGATTATCATTCAAGACTGTTGGCGTTTGACCGTCAAGCGTTGCTGCTGTCTTAACAGCGCTCACATACTCTTGTAGGGTATGCTCGATTACTGAAGGAAAATCAATGTCAACGTGCGCATTTACGTCACCTTGCCATTCGACAACATTTTCACCATATTCGTTCTGTGTTATCGTTGCGATCTTCGCTTTGTTCAATATGCCATTTGCAGCTTTAACACTGCAATAGCAAATGAAATCGATAATCGCATGGAGGATATACGTCCAAAGCGCTTGACGATTGACAAAAGCTAATTCAGTTGGTCGATCAAGTGTGTGAGCTGTTGCAAATGTACCAGTAACATCGCCAAAGAAACTTTCAGGCAAACCAACGGCAGCTGCTACCATCAACAGCAAGCGACGGCCATCTTCAGCTGACGTTGTAGCACCAGCAGTACGTACCACGTCAACATCAGCCTGCGTTATACCCTCTGTGTTTTGCGAGCGAATGAATGATGCGCCAGTAGCAGGGGGTGGATTGCGCTCTACTAGATTAGATGATGATATGGTCGATTGTACGCGCGCTTTTGACGTTGCAATACCAGCACTACCACCGCTTGTGGTAATCTTTAACGCAAACCGCGCATAGACTTGCATCAGTGCAGCCCAATTTTTGAGAAATTTGGTATAGGATTTAGCCCAATCAAGCGCTGATAGTATCTCTGGTACACCAAATTTCCAATCACTAAATCCGCCAATCTTCACATGGTACACAGGCACATTGATTACTTCATAAGTACCTATCTTCGTTGGCATTGTATCGGGTCGGTATTCCCAATCGGGATAGTATGCTGTTTTGTTTTGCGTTTCTGTGTTTCCATTGGTTTGATCAAATCTTACTTCGATCCATTCTCGCTTGTAAAACCACACTTCTTTTTTATCTTCAGGGTTGGTGATCATGTCCGTCACTTCATCAATAGGTATCGAGCGTACACGCACCCTACCCGTCAACGGGTGGACGATGAAGGCAAAGAAGATATTCCCATCGGTTTGTAGCTCTATTTCTTTTTGTATTCTCGCTGGTTGCGATGTAAGTTCAACCTGATTACGCGGGTCGTCTAGGAACTGTTGGATCAACTCGTTGATATTGTCATCTTTTGCAGAGATGTTAACGCCTCTACCCCAAACATAGTTGGCCTTGACTGACACACCGCGATTGATCAGCGGATTTGCTAGGAACATGAGCCGCGCGATATGCCCAATATACTGTAACCCTTGTCGCGATAGTTGCTGCTCTTCGGTAGCAGCGCCTAGGTTGACCCAATCCTTATCCTCCCTGATGAAATCTTCCAATTGAGCTAGGCGCTCCGAGAGATACGTATCTCGCGCGCTTGGCTTTAGCCAAAGCGGTACAGATGCGTCACCTAGTTCGGATAGGTTGAACGTGCTATCTGACATTATTGCCTCTAGTGCTATATCGTCATTTTACGATAAACTCATGCTTGACAAATTTCATCTTTGAGAGTATTATATACACATAGACGAGATGACAGGACAAATTAGAAAGGGCGTTCTACTATGACAACTTACACGATTACACACAACGGTGAAACATACCTAGAATGCTCGATTGAAATGGTCAAGCGTATGCGCAAGCAGCTTGGTACAAAGAACGTCAAAGTTGTTAAAAATGAAACCCCTAAATTTTGGTACTACCGTGGTGAGCAAGTCGCTATCATCGAAGATGTAACAAATGGCTGGACGCTGGTAAGTAGTGCTGATGGTAGCCGACAGTTCCGCGCCGTTACAGCTGAACTAGAGTACAGATAGGAGCAACAACCATGGCTCATATCATTGGTGAGATCGTCAGTGTCAAGCATAGCGGCAAGTGGTACGATGCTGAAGTACTTGACGTATCGGCAAACGGCATCTACGTTTACATCTACGATCTACGGATCAAGAAGAATGTCAGCAATACAAGCGTTCGCTAATATTGCGCTAGCAGACAACAAAGGAGTAACCATCATGACAACCCCTAACCAGACCATCAACACCCTGGCAGCTCGTTGGTGTGAGCTTGTAGTCGAGCAAGAGCAGCTCATGTGCCTGATCGAAAATCCGGTATGCGGCAAGCCTGGTCACGGTTTCAAGGCAGCTGGCAAGGCCAAAGCAGCAAAGCGCGCGATCGATCAGCAGCTTGCAGCATTCAGCAATGTTGTTAATGATTGGATCAGCCGCAAGCACAAGGCTGATAATCTAGAGCGTATCAAGCGCTATGAGCAATTACAGCAAGCAATTCGTACAAAATCGTGTGCAACGTTGGGCACAATTTCAATAAACGATCTTCGTCCTAACCTTGCATAACACAGGTTACAGCTCCAACACCAGCGCGAAAGCCCCCATAGAACATGGTGGGCTTCTTGCTTATTTGTCACGATCAGCGATCTTACCAGACTTAACTATTCTTGATCCTTTTAATGACATAGACCATTCGCGATCGTCATATATCCCGTCGTCCCATTCGACAGTAAACGGTATAGTCAATAGTGCATCATGATGCCCATGACACTCAATTGACATATCATCAGGATTGAACACTACTTTGTCTATATACCGTTGCTTGTGTAATGGCATATCAATCTATCTTTCTTGTTAGGGTAATGCAATCGCGATTTGGTAGTTTCACACTGCCACATAGCTTCAACGCTTCCCAATATCCTACTTCAATTTGGCCTATCTCTCTACCTTGCTTGTCTTTTGCATGTATGTGTCGGTATCTGTCTTTCGGATCGCTCACATCAGCTACGTAACACAGCAAGGTCGCGCCTGTGTTCAGCCCTCTTACTTGCACCCTGGTACCGATCGGCAGTGTCGGGCTTGCGATGTAGCATTTCGATACTGGCAGATCATACCCTTGCGTCCGTCGAATTTGCGCCGTCCGCTCGATACGATGGATTGCATAGTGTGCTGTGGTATGCCGCTCCCATTGACTGTGACCGCCGATGCCAAGCCCCACAGCAAGCGCTAGCTGAACAACCAGCCCCAACCTAGCCCCCTACCCGTTCCAGCCTCTTAGCAAGCTTCCTAGCGCGTTTCGTTTTCGCGCGTTCGGCCTTTGCAGCCGATGCGTCAAAACCTTTCACACCCTTAACAGCTGGTGCGTTGTACACGCCGTATCGTTGCTCAAATGCGAACGCTTTCTGTCCTAGCTCTGTTATACCAGCCTTGCCCATTGCAAGCCGTGCTAGGTATTGCTCGTTGTCATCTGTGTTCATTGTGTCCTCTTATTCGGTCTGTGTACTTTGGAAAACCAAAGCCACATATCAACACGAAATACCCATTGATGTATCGTACACTGCCAAATACGCGCAATAGCAAACCACATGATCACTACTCCTATGGTTGTGGTTGGGGTGGAATAAGCATGTCAAGCCGCTTCAACTTGAACGGCCCCGTTGGATCGTCTACATCACGTGTGCATACGTACACGTGCAAGATATTACCTGTTACAGCAAACGATCCATTGGCTTGCTTATCACCTGGTACGACGAATGCCGGTTGTAGCGCAGCAAATTGGGCTTGTGTCATGGGTATTTCAACGAGATTTGATCCCATGTCTTCCGTGACGTGAAATAGATTACCGTATTTTCGGTCTATATAGCCTACCAAGATACGCTGTGTACCTGGCAACACATAGGCTGTAACCATCGTTGTATCATGATCGATCAACACAGTTACAGATGGTCGGTTCGTTGCAACAAATGGTAGATATGTACTCTGTGTCGTTTCGCCACGCGCTAGCAAGCCTGTAACAATCATGGCACCTAATACAATCGTGATCAATACAATATGACCTATCCATCGTTTCGACATGTTATCCTCTTGTTGCTAGTTTTTGCAGATTATCAATGATGCTATGTGTGAGTGTCGTTGCAATCATGGCAAAACTCACACTTGCGAGACCTGTTTGGATTTCTTGTGGCAGTAGTGTATCAAGGCCCAATAGTACCAATATCCAAACCAGAAGATAGCCCAACACATAGGGTGTAACGTTGCTGGCGTAGAACGCTGCTAGGCGCCGTCCGTCAAATGTATTATTGCGAAGCGCGGCCATGATAGCGGTCACTACGTCAACCAAGATGAATGCTAGGATCGTGCGTGTCTTGCTATCGGTACCAAATCGACGCAAGACACCCGTAAATGTCTGATCTGCGGTTGGTTGCGGCGTTCCAAACCAGATCCCAACAATAGTAAACACGATTACTAGACCAATTGCCAATACTGTCAAAGCTCTGTTGCTCATGTGTATATCCCGTTCGGTATGGCTTCTTGCTCGATTAACATTAGCTCAGTACCAAATTGCGGCGATGTTTTGATTGCAACTCGTTGACATTTCAATACAGTACATATCTGTCCATTATGAAGTGTGTACTGCTTTTCATCTTCAACAGGAAAGCCGAACAAAGAAAAGCCGCCATTGATCACGTAGAAATTATACGCAACAGCTGAACAGTATACCATGCCTGATGCGCCTTCAAGTGTCTTTGCTCGCAATGGATTAGTTTGTGCTTGGTAAGCTGTCCAGCCGTCTTTCGCACATTGCACGTAAAAGGCTGGCGATATCGCACCTCCGGGACATGATTTTTCGGTTGTGTAATCACGATGCCCCGAAAGTTGCGGATCGTGCAAATCAGGTCGATCTTGTGCTGTTGCGGTGTATACGAGATCAAAGCCCAACACAGCCTTGAGACATGCGGTGGCATAGCCTACGTTGTTGTAGATCAACGAAGGCCAAAGTACCTTGTCATAGTTGCC